GTAATAGACGCTTTTCCTGTGTTTTTTACAGGTTATAATAAGGATGGGATCTGGCGTTTTTTCCCGTTTTTCCGCAAGAAAGCCTTGATTTTGCTGGTGTTTTATCACCAGAAGCTGTCGGCTGGCGCGGCTGCGAACGCAGGTGCAGATGCGAAGTCATTTGGTCAGCTTTTTAGAACTATTCTAATATAAATTTATTTTTAATCTTATCTTGACTTATGAAATCTTATGACTATATTATAATATGAAAGGAGTTAAAACTTATGTCAAACAATCAAATAGTTGAACTGCAAACTATGATTAGTACAGCAGATAATTCTAATGAGATTGTTGAGAAATTGAAAGCTTACATTGATAAAGTTAAATCAGAAAAGCGAGTAAATTGGCAAATGTTAGCTTGTTATTTAGATGGAAAAATCTTTGAGTTTATACAAGCTAATAGAGGCAATGAGATTATTGACAAGTTTGCAACTGAGTTAGTTGAAGAACTTGGCGAACAATTTAATCTTACTCGACAATTATAATCAGAATTAGTAACAAGCTAATGGAACGAAGGCGTTGAAACACACGCCTTCGTTTTTTTTTATCCAACATCTTTTCCAACCTAAAAAAATCGTAAGCCCACAGCAACACCCCCACCCCCCTGTTTTACGTTGATGTAACTTAAATAGAGTGTTAAGATGCAAAATATACACAAACATTTGGTGTAAAATACTTATGGATTTAAGCCAGTTACCAAGAGAAAAATTAGAAAAATATAAGCGTTTGTTAGACGCAAAGAAGATTTTGAAAGGCAGATCCGACTTTCTTTACTTCGTTACACAGGTATGGCCTGATTTTATTTATCGTAAAGCATCACATAAAACACAGTGGGGCCACCATCAATTAATAGCTGATAAGTTTGATCAGATAGCAGATAAGAAAATAAATAGATTAATTGTTAATATGCCTCCACGTCATACTAAATCTGAGTTTGCATCTTACTTGTTACCTGCGTGGATTATAGGAAAAAATCCTAAAGCAAAGATCATGCAAGTTTCACATAATGCAGAATTATCACAGCGTTTCGGTCGGAAGGTGAGAAACCTTGTCGACTCTCCTGAATATAAAAAAATATTCCAAAACGTGACTTTGTCTCAGGATTCCAAAGCTGCTGGTCGTTGGGAGACTAATCAAGGTGGTGAGTATTATGCTGCTGGTGTAGGTGGTTCCATCACAGGTCGTGGTGCCGATATCCTAATTATAGATGACCCGCATACTGAACAGAATACAGGATCAAAGGATTCTTTGGAGAAGACTTTTGAGTGGTATACTTCAGGACCAAGACAACGTCTTCAACCAGGTGGTTCCATCATCTTAGTAATGACTAGATGGGCATCAAATGATTTAACAGGTAAGCTGATCCGCGAACAGCGGAACCCAGGTGCGGATCAATGGGATGTGATTGAGTTTCCTGCAATACTACCTAATGATGAACCTGTGTGGCCTGAGTATTGGAGCAAAGAAGCTCTGTTATCCACCAAAGCATCATTACCAATATCTAAATGGAATGCACAGTATATGCAAAACCCTACAGCTGAAGAGGGTGCGATCCTTAAACGAGAATGGTGGCAACCTTGGGATGGTGACAGATTACCAGAACTGACTCATGTAATACAATCCTATGATACTGCTTTTTCTAAAAAAGAAACGGCAGATTATTCTGCTATTACTACATGGGGTGTGTTTACACCTTTTGAAGATTATAAACCTGCGCTCATACTATTAGATGCTTTACGAGGTAGATATGACTTTCCAGAACTTAAGATGGTGGCCTTTGATCAGTATAAATACTGGGACCCAGAAACGGTGATCGTGGAGAAGAAAGCTACAGGAGAACCACTGATTCAAGAAATGAGGAGAATGGGTATACCTGTTATAGACTTTACACCTGTCAAAGGAAAAGATAAACACGCTAGAGTTCACGCTTGTGCTCCAGTATTTGAGTCTGGTCAGGTGTTTTTTCCTGAGGGTGAAAGATTTGCTGAAGAACTTATTGAGGAATGTGCTGCATTCCCATATGGTGAGCATGATGACTATGTCGACAGCACCACCCAAGCTGTGTTAAGATATAGGAAAGGAAATTTTGTAAGTTTGTTTTCTGACGAAGCAGACGAACCAAAAGAAAAAAAGGAGAGACCGAGGTACTATTTTGACTAAAATTCCACCAAAGAAGCCCTACACAAAAAAGAAGTTTTTAGAGCAAACTGAACTTTATATGAAAGGTGCAGCAGGAGGTTTTGACAAAGTAGAAATGCAAAACAAGATTGTAGAAAAAGGTAATATACTTAGAAAGCAAGGAGTCCCAAGAAAAGAAGTTATTGGAATAATTAAAAAAGCTAAACAAAACGTAGAGACGTTATTTAGAAACAGAGCAAAGAGAGATTATAGGAGGTAATATTATGATAGTAAAAAAAAAATTAGCAGGTGGTTTATTACAAACAGGTAAAGTAATAAGAGCAGCAGTAAATAATCCTGGTTTTAAAAGTTTAAGTAAAACTATTAAAAAAACATTAAAAGATACTTTAGAGGATCAAAATTTAGCAAAGACTGCAACCAAGTATGAAAAAGCAAGAGCTATATTAGGAGCCCTAAAAAATTTTACAAAACAAAAAAATTTTCCAAAAAAACTAAGAGATCAGGCAAAAAAAGCTATTACAGAGGTAAAGAAATATCAAACGAAAAAAAGAACTGAAGCCTCTGAATATATGAAATCTAAGGGTGCAACTAAAAACTTTAAAGGTGGATTAATTAGAAAACCAAAATTAGCTAAAAGAGGATTTTAATGGCAGAACAAATTCCACAGATACCAGAGGTTCCATTCGATGAGGGGCCAGAGACAATTAAAGAGACTGTAACTAGTCAAGTTACGCTCAACGACCTGCCACCGCCAGGTGCAATTTTTCAAAGAAAACTAACAGACAGAGAAATAGTAGCTTTAAAAGGTTTTGGTACAGATACATTAAAATTTTTAAATGAAGTATCTAAAGACATGTTGCCTGGTATTGGTGAGGCTCGTGCTGTTGAATATACTAATCAAGAGATAGAAGGTTTGAAGAAAGCTCTTAAAGAAAGAGACGTACCTGGAACAGTAGTTCATGGTATTGGAGTTCCTTTAATGTCAGCAGGCACATTGCCTTACTGGTTAGGAGGTGGATTTATAGGAGGAGCTGCTGCATTTTTGATGCGTGATATAATCGGTAAGGGTTATAGAAATTTAACAGCTAGATTTAGATCACCACAAGAAGCATTCAGACAAGCAGCCCAACAACCGACTGGTATAGATCCTAAAATATTTGAAAAGCCTGGACAAAGAGAAGCCACCAAGAGAGCGGAGACTACAATTAATAAAAAAAATGTTCCTGTAAAAATTACAGAAAAGTTTAATTATGGTCAGTCTTCATCTCCAGTAAGAACAGGTTTATCTAAATCTCCTAGTGAGTTTCAAGGTTCGAGAACCTATGACGTGTTAGCTCAAACTAATTTTAAAGGTATGAGCACAGATCAGATAGTTGGCACTATGATAGGCTTAATTAAAAAAGGTAAAATTAGTAAAGATGAGCTGTTTGATGCTGGTATTTTAAAACTTGATGAAAAATTAAACCCTGTAGGTGGTGCAATATATGAAATGCCTAAGGAATTAAAACAAGCTTTTGGTAAACAAGATCTTTTAAAAATGTTGCAGGACTCTCCAGCAAATAGGTTAAAAGTTACAAGATACGGAACACCTAGTTTCGATGATGGTTTTTTTGATTTGTATGCTTCCACAGATATTATGATTGCAAATCTTAAAGGCAGTATACAAGAAAAATTATTTCAAAATATAAATGTTGCACAGAGAAGACCGTTATTAGATGCTGGAAATACTTTAGCAGATATACAAAGAATTCTAGATCGCGGAGCATCTAGAGGTAAATTTTTACAGAGCTCAAACGCAGCTCTTACAACTGAAAAACTACAAAGTTTAAGAGAGTTAATTCCGAGTCTTTCAACGGGAGATGCTCAAATAATGAGAGCGCTAATTAATAATTTAGAAAAAGTTAAAAAAAATTATTTAACCAAAGATAAAACTTTCAAAGATGCACCAAGACATGAAGGACAAGGATCAACAAAAGGTGGTGATGATTATAATGAAGTCGTAATTCATTTAGATGAGTCGATAGTTGGTAACAAAGAACCCAGAAGAATTTTTGGTACGCATTTCAATGAGGCTAATCCTGTTGTGTTTACACTACAGAAAACAAGATACAATCAAAAGGGTGATCCTATTTTATTTGCAGAGGAGATTCAGTCAGATCCGATACAAGAGTTGTTTGGTGAGGGTAAAGGTGCTTTAAGAAAGATGATGAACAATCCTTATAGTAAAAATTTAATTGAATCTGTTATTCGTAAAAGAATTAAAGATTTGTCCGAAGCTCAAACTCCTTTGATAAAAAAATCTCAAAGAGTTAGTTTATCTGAAGCAGAGGTAAAACAACTTCAACAACTAAATGATGATAAAGCAACATTAAGAAAATATTTTCAAAAATCAGAATTGATGGATGATCAAGGTATGAAAGCTTTACAAAGAATTTTAAAAGATGATGTAAATAGACCAGATTATATACCTTATCTAAATCAGTATTATAAACTTGCTATAAGGCAGATGATAGATGATGCTATAAGAACTGGTAAGAAAGGTATCTCTATTTTACCTGTAACAACTTACAAAGGTAAATCAACACATCACACTAAAGATCAAGGTCATTACCTTTATTATGGAGATGAAAAAGGTTTAAAGACAAAAGCTTTTGATAAAGATCAGCTGCCAGGTCCTAAAACAAAAAAGAAAGCTGGAGACGCTGTTTACATTGAAACAATGAAAAAAATAGCAAAAGAGATAGAACAGGATTATGGATTAAAATTACCAATCTCAAAACAAAAAATATATTCTACTAGTTTTAAAAAAGGTGGTCCTTACGTAATTGTAAACCCTAACGGCACTATCATGGCTGGGTTTAAGAAAAAAACAAACAGAGATTATATTTTACAGAAATTAAATAGTAATAGATCTGCTAGTGATAGACTTACACCTAGAAATATTACTGATGACACTGCTGAGGTTGAAGAAATGTTCACATCAATTGTTATGGAAATACCTGACAATGCAGCAAAAATGCTTAGAAAGAAAAAGATGAGATCTTACAAAACAGGAGGTTTGGTTGCAATCGAGCCAAAAAGAGAGTATTTTGCACCTATATTTTAATTATGAGAATTACACCTAGACAACACATACAAGCAGCTAAAAAACCTAAGAAAGCTAATCCAATGGCAAGAGCCAGAGTAGCAAGGCAGGTCCCTCAGATGCGTAAAGTATTCAAGGGTGTAACCGGTGTAAAAAAGGGAGGGGAGATGAAAGAATACAGAGCTGGTGGAGTCATCAGACCTAAGCCTACATTTAAAGGTAAAGTTTTAAAACCAAAACCAATTAAAGATAAACGTGGAATCGGTATTGCAATTCGTGGTATAGGTAAAGCATTTAAGAAAGGTAACTAATGTCTAGAGAAGACCTAGTTGAAGTTCAGGAACAAGAAGATCTTGAGATTCAGAGTCCTGAAGACTTAACTGTTAATGAAAACATAGATGTTATAGAAGATGAAGAGGGTAATGCTCTTGTGGGTGATCAACCGCCTGAAGCACCTCAAGAAAACTTTTATGCTAATCTAGCTGAGTTCATGGACGAAGGTGAACTAAAGGAACTGGGTGTCAAACTATTAGCAGACTTTAAAGAAGATTCATTAGCTAGAAAATCATATATTGAAACTTATACTAAAGGTTTAGATTTATTAGGATTTAAATATCAAGAGGTCACAAGACCATTTGCTGGTGCTTCTGGTGTAACACATCCGATATTAGCTGAAGCTGCAACACAGTTTCAAGCACAAGCATTTAAAGAATTATTACCAAGTGATGGACCGGTTAGGTGTCAGGTTGTTGGAAAAGAAACAGCCGACACAATCAAACAAGCTAACAGAGTCAAAGATTACATGAACTATCAGATCACTGACGTTATGGAAGAGTATACACCTGAGATGGATCAAATGCTATTCTTCTTACCGCTTGCAGGATCAACATTTAAAAAAATATTTTACGACCCAACAGCCCAAAGATGCAAAGCAAAATTTATACATGCTGAAGATTTAGTTGTACCATACAATGCATCTGATTTATATGAAGCAGAAAGAATTTCAGAAGTACAAAGAGTAACTAAAAATACAATTGCAAAAAGAGTTGCATCTGGTTTTTACAGAGATGTAGAATTGCCAGAACCATTTTTTAAAGAAAGTGTTGCAGAAAAAAAATATCAAGAATTAGAGGGTGTCAAACCACAAAAGTATCAAGATCTTTATAATTTTGTGGAGATGCATGTTGATTTAGATTTACCAGGTTATGAAAGTGAAGATGGTGTTAAGGTCCCTTACATAGTTACTATGGATGAAGATAGCACAACTATTTTAAGTATTTATAGAAACTACAAAGAGAATGATCCTATGAAAAGAAGAATTCCTTACTTTGTTCATTATAAGTTTTTACCTGGATTAGGGTTCTATGGTTTTGGTTTAATACACATGATTGGTGGATTATCAAAAGCAGCAACTGGTGCATTGAGACAATTACTTGATGCAGGTACTCTAGCCAACTTACCAGCTGGATTTAAATCTAGAGGTATGAGAGTTAGAGATGATGCAGAGCCATTACAACCAGGTGAGTTTAGAGATGTAGACGCTCCTGGAGGCAACATAAGAGATCAGTTTCAGTTATTACCATTTAAAGAACCAAGTTCAACATTGTTTCAATTGTTAGGTTTTTGTGTGGACGCAGGTCGTAGATTTGCTGCAATCGCTGACTTACAAGTTGGTGATGGTAATCAACAAGCAGCAGTTGGCACAACAGTTGCGTTATTAGAACGTGGTTCAAGAGTAATGTCTGCTATTCACAAAAGATGTTATTACTCAATGAAAGAAGAATTTAAAATCATGTCTAGATTATTTGGTGAGTATCTACCACCAGAATATCCATATGCTGTTGTTGGTGGTAATAGATTTATCAAGTTTACAGACTTTGATGAACGTGTAGATATTATACCAGTTGCAGATCCAAACATATTCTCAATGTCACAAAGAGTGACTCTTGCACAAACAGAATTACAATTAGCTCAGGCTAATCCTCAGATTCATAATATGTACGAAGCTTACAGAAGAATGTATGAAGCGTTAGGGGTTAGAAATATTGATGCCTTATTACAGGCAGAGCCTGAACCACCACAACCAATAGACCCAGCTTCGGAAAATACAGCGGCTTTACAAATGCAATTACCAAAAGCATTTCCACAACAAAACCATGATGCACATATTTCTGCCCACATGTCATTTATTAGAACTAGAATGGTTCAATCAAACCCATCTGTGTATGCTTTATTGCAAGGACACATATCTGAACATGTAAGTTTAAAAGCTAAGAACGAAGTGATGCAACAATTTTTACAAGACCCTAACATGGTACAATTACAACAAACAAATCCAGAAGCTTTTGCTTTACAATATGATTCAGCAGTTGCTGAAAGAATAGTCGTTTTAACTAATGAGTTAGTACAACAAGAAGCAGAGTTTTTAGGAATGATGAACCAAGATCCATTAGTACAGTTAAAACAAAGAGAACTAGATTTAAAAGCACAAGACATAGCTAGAAAAGCACAAGAGACTGCAGAGCGATTGTCAGTTGAAGAAGGGAGATATGAATCTCAACAAACAATAGCAGAAGATAAGTTATCTTTACAAGAAGAAATACAACGTGGTAGATTAAAGTTACAACAGGAGCAAGCACGTGAGAAGAAAAATTAAAAGACTTAGAGTTGGAGGAGCTGCTGGTAGAGAATATGATCAACCAACAGCGACAGCACAAGCAGCAGCGTCATCTCCATCAGCAAACAGAAATGCATTTAGAGGTGCAGATAGAGGACCAACACCACCAAAAAATTTTAAAGCCCCTGTTAGTGCAAAACCAGGTGATCAAAGAGATGCACCATTTAAACAAAATATTTTATTAAATGCCATTGCTGGAGCTATCATTCCAGGAGGTGGTATAGCAGCGGGTGTGGCTCAAAAAAAAGCTTACAAAGATAGACAAAAATATGCAAGAAAAGAGGGATTGTATAGAGAATTTTATAGAGGTAATCAGTACAACCCTGATCCAACAAAAAGAACTTTAAAACCAAATTCACCAGAGGGTAAAGCTTTTATAAAAGAAGCAAAACCAAAAAAAATAGAATTAAAACAAAGAGATGATAGAGGTCCTCGACTATGTCCTGATGGAACTCTACCTCCATGCGTAAAACCAAAAGCGGCAGTTAATCCTGCAAAGCCTAAAACTATTCAACCTCAAAAATTTAATTTTGAATTTAGCCAAGGTGGCTTATCTGGTGGCAAAAAATTTGGTCCTCCACCAAAAAAAGGTCCAAGATCGCATGGTATCTGTCCTCATAGACCTGATGGCATCCGTGGTGTGGGTGCAGTAGAGAAGGGTAGAGGCGTGAAATTTGTCGGGGTTAAATAATTTAGGGTACTTTGCAGGAATTTTAGACGGTGAAGGTAGTTTTTTTTTAGAAACTAACAAAAAAGAAAAGAAATATACCTACATTTACCCAGTCATTTCGTGTGAAATGACCGATTTTGATGTTATAGAGTCATTAGAGAGGTTTTTTAAGGTCGGTCACATAACAAAATTTCAACCAAGAAAAAAACATTACAAAATTTCATGGAGATGGCGTGTTAGAGGCGGTAAAGCTATCGACATATTGAAACTTTGTATTAAATATTTTAGTATAAGACGCAAAGAAAAAGCAAATATTCTAATTGAACATTGGAAAAACAGGAGGGACAATGTGGTTTAGTGCAATCAAACTTGCGATATCAGCTGGGAGCAAGATATACGCCAACAAACAGAAGGCCAAGATGGCCATGTCTGACGCTCAGCTCCTACATGCAGAGAGACAAGCTCGTGGTGAGGAAGCTTATCAGGGAAAATTACTTGAAGCTAGACAATCAGACTGGAAAGACGAAGCAGTTTTAATAATTTTAAGCCTGCCCGTGTTGGTGCTTGCGTATGCAGTCATATCAGATGACCCAACAGCGATGGACAAGGTAAAATTGTTTTTTGAGATGTTCTCGCAGCTCCCGTCATGGTTCACAAATCTGTGGATCCTTGTCGTGGCGAGTATTTATGGTATAAAGGGTACACAAATATTTCGTAACGGAGGTAAAAAATAATGCCACTCACTAAAAAAGGTAAAAAAATTATGAAATCAATGAAAGATCAGTATGGAGACAAAAAAGGTGAGGCTGTTTTTTACGCATCCGCTAATAAAGGTAAAATAAAAAAGGTTCATAGTAAAAAAGAGGGTGGAACTATGCAACCTTACTACGGAAGTTTCATTTCAGGGACTGTAGATGGAAAAAAACTGTCAAATCCATCTTACAAAAAATATTATGGCAGTTTATTAAGGGGGTTTGAATGACAAAACTATGTCCAAGAGGTAAAGCCGCAGCAAAAAGAAAATTTAAGGTATATCCCTCAGCATATGCTAATGCCTACGCTAGTAAAATCTGTGCAGGTAAAGCAAGAGATCCATCAGGTGTAAAAAGAAAAGACTTTAAAGGTCCTAAACCTGCAGGAAAAGCTATGGGTGGAATAATGGATACTACAAAATTTAAATATGTCTAATGGTTTAAAAAAATGGTTCGATCAGAAATGGGTAGATATTGGGAGCAAGCGAAAAGATGGTTCGTTCGCAAAGTGTGGCCGTTCAAAACAAAAGAAGGACGCGAAAAGGAAGTATCCAAAATGCGTACCACTAGCGAAAGCTCGAAGAATGTCGGAGGGACAGAGAAGATCTGCCGTTGCGAGGAAACGGGCAGCTGCCAATGTGGGACCTAAACCAACTAATGTAAAAACATATGCTTCTAAAGGAAAATTAATATCTACGATAAAAAAATTTTATGATTCTTTAGAAAAAGTGCAAATAAATAACCCTAACATGGCTGTACAAGATAAACAGAGAAAAAAACAATACGATAAAAAACAATACGATAAAAAAAATATGGGTGGAATAATAGATCAGACTAGAATGAGGTATCTATGAGTAAAGACATAATTAGTTATGCCTTCGGTTTTACTCCTCCAAAAAGTAAAGAGTATTTTACTG